GGCTCATCCTCTTCATCGGAGTGCAGACTCAGGAATCCTCCCTGTCTGAAACGAAGCAGTGCTTGCGTGGAAGAGTCTACCAAATCATCATGTTCGCCTGCTGGGAACGCAGCAAACTCATTCATGACTTCTTCGGCAAACCGTGTTTCAGGACACCAGACTGTGCCTGATGCGAATAGATCCGCAACTGCATTCACTCTGGCTATCTTGTCATTACCACGGGACGGTGTGTATTCCTGCACCGGGATACCCATCGCTCTTAACTCGAATATTAAAGGCATTCCTGCCGCTTTCCCTTCCACAATAAATGCATCAGGTTGCATCTCCTTGTACATTTCAAAAGCGGTTTTCTTGAGTTCTGGGAACTCTAGCCGCTCTTTATATGCATCAAGCAAGATGATCTGGGGTTTAGTGACCCCCTCGTCATCGGGGTGGTAAAATACCCCCCATGTTGTGCAAGCAGAGTAGTCTGCCCGTTGTGTCTTGAGAAACGCTGTATCCCAGGACTGTATGACAAAATCACATGGCGGAGGGCTGTCATATTCCCATATCTTCCACCACTCTTTCTTTACTAGTGCGCCTCCCTCGGAGGTCGGATTTTGCTGATACTGTGCATTCCATTTGGAAGCAGGCAGTTCAGATTGAAGCGCAGATAACTCTGCGAGGCTCCAGAACTCAGGCCATAAAGGTTTCCCTGAAGGCATGATTGCCGGAAATTCGATCACTTCCCACTCATCAGTTCCCTGTCTCTGGGCGGAAGCTTTAATAATCTTGCCCGTAAGGTCACGCATGTGCCATCGGGTCATTACAATAACAATTGCCCCACCGGGCTGTAATCTCTGCCTGGGGCCAGATGTATACCAGTCATAGGTGCGGTCAAATACAGCCGGGTCTATGCTCTGTCCTTCCTGTTCACTATGAGGGTCATCAATAATCAACAGGTCAGCACCTTTACCAGTCACTGCCCCGCCCACCCCGATAGCGAAGTATTCTCCTCCTGAACTTGTACTCCAGCGTCCTGCGGCCTTTGAATCAGCCCTTAACGCCAGACCGGGGAAAACCTTCTTGAAATCATCACTATCGACTAGGTTACGAACCTTTCTGCCAAAACCAACCGATAACTCAGCGGTGTGTGCCGTCTGTATGATCTTTTTATCTGGATATTGCCCAAGAAACCATGCCGGAAGTAAAAAGGAAGCAAATTCAGACTTGGTATGACGAGGCGGCATATTCACTATTAACCGCTTCAGTTCGCCTCTTGCTATCTTTTCAAAGGCTTCTGCCATAATCTTGTGATGTCTGCCCTCTATAAAGGCAGGCCACATATACTTGGCAAAATCAATAAATCCTGCCTGCGCTGCTTCCTTTCTCTGAGCTTCTTCTAATTGTCCAAGAAGCTTTAGAATCTCTTCCTGCTCATTAACAGGAAGGTCTTTAACATTTTCCAGAGTCAGACCATCAAGCATAAATATGTTCCACATGAAACATTAAGCGCATCCCTTAAATAGTATTTAAGTTAAATATTATTTAGTTTAAATAGTATTTAGTCTAAATAATATTTAAACCCCCTTTTCTCAAAAAGGCAAATACCTATCTAGATAAAATCTATCTACCAAAACATATCTAGCTAAATATTATTTAAGGAGAAGTAATAACTTACAGCATGAGTTTAGCATTTAAGGGGGGGTTGACATAAAAGTCAATACTAATTTTGATTTTTTTTCATTGCAATTGCAACGCTAATTCATTGCAACTGCACTGGTTTTTTTAAAAAAATTTTTTAGGGGCTGGGACTCCACTAACTATTCTGAAATTTATTTGGGTGTTGGCAAGTTTACTTTGTTGTTTAGTTAATTTAAGGGTGTACCCCTATTTTTTGGTAATTATATGAGTGGATTACTATGTATATATAACAGGTAACGTATGCGAGCTGCGGGGGGGTACGCCTGGCGGAAGGGGAGGGGAGAGGAGGGGAGAACAGGGTAGGGGTACTTGCCCTCCTCTACTTTAGTTAATGCAATTTGCCTGGTTCGTGCTGTATGTTGTTGATCTTGTTGATTTTATTTGTGAGCTCTTCAATGATTTCTTTAGAGCTTTTGCTATCATCTCTCTGCACTACTACGTTTTTATACAATGCCATTGTGTCACCAAGTAGTTTGGCGCTAGTTAACTGGGATTGCGTTAACTCTATCTCACCATCTATGCATTTTCTTAGCTTCTGGATGATTGCTTCTTTATGGCTTAGTAGAGCTATGCTATCTAGCCTACTAGTCTCTTCTTTTAACTTTTCAATTGTGGTTTTGATGTGGTCGTTATCCATCAACCGGCAAGCTTCTCTTCTGATTGTTGAATCTTTCATATTGTCGCAATTGTAGACTTCTAAATATGCATCGGTGAGAGTTTTCCCATGTCTCCCGACCAGTTCGCTAAATTTCAATTGCTTTGCTGTTAGGTTAACTTTGTTTTTTGTCATGTTCTTATCCATTACTTTCTAATCCTTACAAGATAGCGCTATTTTCGGTGCTGTAAACTATTGTTTTATCTACTGCTTATTTTTATTTACTAAAGTAGTTGACTATCTTGTTGTTTTCTGTTCATATCGGTTTTGTGTTTCACGTTTCAAAAATTTTTTATAGGAGTCTAGAAAATGAATTTTACTAATTTGTCTATTGAAGAGATCCAGACCAGCACACTAATTACCCAACATGCTAAAAACTGGGCTATCTCTAATATTGAATACTTGAACAAAGATATGCGGATTTTCGGTACATCCACCAAAATAGAAAAAGGGAGTGATAAATTTGACACATATATCCTCTATCTAGCACCACATGATTTAATTTCTGTGTTGACTCTATGCTCTGGTGCAGAGTCTGCCGGTTGTGCTCCAGAGTGCTTATATAAAACGGGTCAATTAGGAATGAAGACCGGACGTAATGCCATGTACAAAAGAACTGTTCTAATGCTATTAAGACCGGAATGGTTTGAATCTACATTGTTATCTGAAATAGACAAAGCAGAAGCAAAAGCAAACAAGACCGGGATTCCGGCATTATTCCGATTAAATGGCACTTCAGACTTGGGTTGGACTCATATATTCCAAGCTAAAAAAGATTCTAGTTTTTACGATTACACGAAAGTTTTATCTCGAATTCGTAAGAACAATCTGCCTAATTATGATTTGACCTTTAGCGCTTCAATGTATTCCAAGCAATCCAGAACAGCATTTAAAAAAGCAATAGAACGTCAACATCGGATTGCTGTTGCTTTTAACACTAAGGAATCAAAACTAGATGAATTCAAAATTCCTAGTGGTTTTAAAAGCTTTGACGATACCGACCTAAGACACTTAGACGGGCAAGTAATAGGAGTATTAAAACGTAAGGGCTCGAACATTGCAGAGCGCTTAATGGAAAATAAAAAGACTGCAAGCTTTTTTGTCACCGAGTCCAATCTGGACGAATTCAACAATATTATAGCGAGGTCAGCATAATGAAAACTTGGGATAACAATCCTTACTCGAATGAGTACTACTCTGATTTGAGTATTCCAGAAAACTGGGTATGTACCTCATACCATAATGATGCATTGCCAAGCTTTCAGTCTTCAGACAATGATGTCGAAGCTTATACGATATGGGTCGATTCTTGGGATAAAAGTATTCGAGGTCGGACTATCTATGCCGGTGTAGGTGAAGCGCTCGACCCTTTACCGTTTAGATTTACTGTCACAATGTGTTACGGATTTGATGGATCTGACTTGTTTCACTCGGATGATTTTGATTCCGTTGTTCAGTGGATTGAAGATAATCCGAAAAATAAAAACCAAATTAAACTTACTAAATCTTATTTATAGGAGTGTAGATAATGAAAATAGGTAATTGGTTTGCGTCTCTTCATGAGGCGCTTATATCTGAGAATCTCTTAGAAGTAATGGGGGATCACTTAATAACTGGCGGTATTAACTACGGACAAACTCATAGTTTCACTGTGGATGATGGCTCGAAGTATGGGTATTTTATATCGATATATCGAGACGAACGCGGTCTATATGAGAGACCAATTCATTACCCCAGAGGGTAATACGACCTACCAGGAAAATTTTTTAGGAGAGTACAAAATGAATGCAAAAATCGGTGACTGTTATTTGGTGCAGAGCGGTGCGAATGGATCTAGCACTGTAGGCAAGCAGTTGGCTATTGTGGTGAAGCGCACAAAGAAAAATGCTTACTGCTACAAGTTGTCTATTCGGCAAGGTTTAAAACTGGTAGCTAACAACTACAAACTAACACCCAGTCGAATCATTAAAAAGGTAGCGCTCGATTCTGTTGATGGTGTCGATGCAGAGACCAGAAAATGGATCAGAGATTTAAAAATGCTACACAGTAAGCTTATGAGTGATCCGAGAGTAATCGAATGACTACTCGTGAGCTTGCAATGTGGTTAATTATTGGGGTCTGCTGCACATATGGGATCGGTTTAATAATTGCTATTTCTTCAATGTAATTCGGTGCTTGCCGAACACTAAGCAACAGAGTAAACTTAAAATCCTGGTGAACAGGTAAACATGAAGGAGACAAAAAAATGGTGAAGCTACATCAACAGCGTGAGAACAATCTGAGCCTAACTGACTTAGATCCGCCCAAGGTAGATGAGGACGGATATTTTAAAGAGAAGTATATGGACAGGGTTGTTCGACTACTTGGCCTTGGGTTCGATCCATCTGATGTTTTTAGAGATATCTATAAGCATTATGTCAGATGGCATGAGCACGATCTTAGCTCCAGAGAGATCACAAAAAGCCGTCAGGATTTAGCTGACTACATTGCCAGTGTTGATCAAATCAATGTCATGGCAACTGGTGAAGTTCCGGCAGAGTTTAAATAATAACTGGGGGCTTTGCCCCCCAAAGGGGAGAGAGATGGATAAGTATATAGTAGTAGTGGTTCGCAAAAATGTAGATGGTAAAAGAGACTATCTGCAAGTGGACTCATGGTCTTGTGGTTCACCAATAATTGTCGATCAGGAGACTGCAAACAAAGCCATAGCTGAACTTAATGATAAAGCATCTGGGTCTAGAGGTTTTGAAGAAATCAAAAATGCATTCGCAATTTATGTGGGCAATCTTTCATTTGCAGAAACCACTACCCTGACTCGATCAATTCAATCCGCACAACTTCAAAAAAGGACTGCGTAATGGAACTCAAAACTCAGATTGTCGAAGAGATTAAGTCACTCATTCAAACGCATGGAACTGACTGGAAATGCGGATTTAATCGCTTAAACGGAATGCCCAGTAACCCTATTACTGGAGCAACCTATACTGGCTTCAATGCCCTATGGCTTGGTCTGATGGGCATACAATATGCCGCCACGTTTAATCAATGGAAGAAGGCAGGATATAAGATCAGGAAGGGCAGTAAGTCTATAAAGATATCTCGACCAAGTGTCTCTAAAAAAATTGGAGAGGACGGTAAAGAAGAAACAAAAACCTGGTTCCGACCTTACTCTGTTTTTTCTTCAGAATGCATTATCAACTTCGATACTCCCCCAGCATTTCAAAATGAAACCCAAGCTTGTCAGGAGCTAGATGACCTACTTTTAGTGGGTGGAACTGAGATCAGAACATCCCAAGATGGTAGAGCTTTTTATGATATTAAAGGTGACTACATTTCTCTGCCTCCAGTAGAGGCATATACCGCTACACAATTCTCGACTGCTACCCAAGTCAGATATGGAACTGAAATGCATGAAAAAGGGCATGAGATGGGCAAGTATTTCGATGCATTCAAAAAGAAATTTGATCGGGCAAAAGAGGAACTGGTCGCAGAGATTTTTGCTTCAATGGCTTGTATCGGCAAAGTGCAGAATCGAATGCAACCTGAGAACGCACAGTATCTTGGAGGTTGGCTCAAAGGTATAAAGGACGATGAAACGTATTTGGTTGATGCGGTTGATCAAGCATTTGATCGACTAAATCTTTTAACTGAAATGGCTGCTTCCAGAAAAGCAGCGTAAGGGAGAGAGACATGCAAAGCATGAATGTAAACGAACTTGATCAGTTGTTGTGTGATTCAGCTAGACAACTGATGTATATCAAGGCGATCACTCCGATCACTTTGATCGAGTGTCAGGAGGTTGTGCAAGATGAGGTCAACTCATCAATCAGCCGAAAGATTCCAACAATAGAAGTAGAAGCGCTTGCAAAGCTTTTATTTATTATTTTTGAGGCTCTGTCTAAGGGCATGACAATGGAACAGATTGCAAAAAGTTTTTGCATTCTAAAAAAGGAATTGAAAAGAAAGGACGCTATCAAGCGCACTTTTGAAAGTGCTGCGGAGGAGCTAGACATGCCTGAGATGTTGGATTGGATGCCAGCATCACTGGTTTGTTTAGAGGGAGGGAAGTCAAATGAAATCTGATTTAGCAATTGCAGTGGGCGAGAGAACTGGAATGTTTCTCGAAGAAAAGAATGTTAAGGAACTTGGAAACTGGGTGTTTGTAAAAGATCCAGAATATCCTGGGGAGATCGAGTGCTATGCAAATGAGAACTCGATCATTTGGGAGTGCTGGACTGCCATCGATGAGTCCGTCAGTCCATTTGGTACTCGAAACAAATCCGTCCTGAAGAAAACTCTGGAGACATTGGATCGGGATTATGCAAATTATTTAAGGGAGATTGGTTGCGATGAATAACCGATTGGTGATCGACTTTGCTAAATTCTGTCGAGACAATCCTGAGAGATCCTTAGTGGATCTAAAGCAAATGTTTATCTGGAGAGCAATGGCACAGAAGATAAGACCATTGGACTCTGAGTTTCAGATGGCTATCAAGCTTGCTAGGCAAGCTCTCAGGGCAAACAAATGAGTATGGCAGCAATTGAGTTTTGTGCTGAACGTCAATGCAGGTGGGAAGTGATATCTGTTCTGAAGTCGAAGGACAATCTCATCTACGTTGCTTGTCGAAGGAAGTACTTTCCGTATGAAGGCAGAGACTGCCTGACCGCCTTTTTCAAGGACGGTTTATTTTCCAATACCCATTATGATATGACTGAAGAAAAGGCGCTTGAAGACTTGGTGAGGCGCTCTCAGGATGCGTTGACGTATGGATGATGAACACAATAATTGGATGCGGATTAATCACTCAATGCGACTTGGACTTGGGTCACTTCTGTTCACCAGGACAGCGCCAGAAGCAATGGGAGCGAGTGAATTGTCACTACTTTCATCAGGAATTCAAGAACATAGTTTGAATCTTGAGCTAACTGAAAATTGTGACGGATCAATTACTCTTGAGCATGAAGATTCACAAACTTTCTTAGCTGAAAGACCGTTTCACCCAGTTGACGATTTCAGATTTTCTGAGAATTGGTGGGATTCTGTAAGGTGGGATGAAATCCCAAAAAAACGATATAGATAATTTAGAGGAGAGAGAGATGAAACCAACGAAAATTTTCATTGGCATTGATGTGCCTGAGACTATGTTGGATTGGAGCAAGACAAGAATCGAATACGAGGACGGCAAGGCTATTGACTATGACTTTGACGTTAGCTTTGTTTGTGGCAATGACGTTTTCAAATTGGATATAGATTTTTTGTCGGACGAAGCAATTGATTACATTGTTCAAAAACGAATTGAAGAGGATGATGATCGATCAGATGAGTGCTGGGAGGGAGGTGTGTGTTATGACTAATGAAGAGGCAGACATCATGCGCTCAGACTTCGCTGAATTTATTAAGATCAGTGGAGCGGAGCATTGGAAGGAAGAGCTTGCAGCAGTGATCCATATCGATGACTTGAATCGATTTTCGAGGGCAGTCTCATTTGTTACTGGGAGCATGTTGGAGGAAGGGGATTGGCATGACTCCGATAAAAAACTTGTAGAGGTTTATGCCTCTGGGTACTGGAATTCTGGAATGGAAGGTTAAGGGAGAGCAATATGACTAAGCAGGAAAAGGTTGAGATTTTTGGTAGGTTGCATGGGCTGATTGATTCTTATCAGGAGGTTGGTGTAGGTGAGATGATTAATCAGATAAAGGGATGGGCTGAAGAGATCGAGGTCGAGATCCGCAGGGAAGATAACACAACCGTGGGTGAAAACCTGGTTCGTAACTCTTATGCTCACGCAGGACTTATTTTCAATGATGATGTTTTAAAAACTTTGGGAGAGAGATAATGAAAATTCAAAACATTAACAACAGTGGTTGGTCAGTCATTTTGACTGTTGATGACGATGGGCACATGACCTTTTTCGCTAGACATGAAGATGGAAGTCAGCCAATAGAGTGCGACTACGAATGCGACTTCGATGATGAATTTGGGGTGCGCCTTTCGACTGAAAAAATCGAAGCTGATTATCGGTCTTCTTTGGAGGTGAAGTAATGAAAATTGAAATCAAGAACGTGAAGTATCTTAATGAGCTTTCGCATGAAACATTGTGTTTTTTTGCAACGCTACATATCGATGGTAAGAAGGTCGGGACTGTTATCAACCGTGGTTGCGGTGGATGTCACGAATATGATGTGTCCCATGTGTTACACGAAGAAGCTAATGAGTGGTGTAAACAGAATCTGCCCAAGTGGAGTTTTGGGGATGGTGAACACGATACGGATTTGGAGATGCATATCTCTTGTCTGGTTCAGAGATTTCTTCAGCGAAAAGAATTACAAGTACTTTTCAGAAACCACGTTATTTTCAAAGACGATGGGTGTAGTGATAACGAATACTATAAATTCCGTTTTGACAGAAAACTAAAACTTACTGTTGGAAATATGGAAACAGTTTATAAGATGTATAAAGATCGTATGGACGCATCCAAAAATCCAGTTTGTTTGAATTCACTACCAATTGAAAAAGCGACTGATGTATTTATGGGAGAGACAGCATGACTTATATACTATGTAGTTTTGGAGAAGGATATCCTGAGAGCGATCCTCAAGTTCACAAGCTTGAGGATTTAATTGTTTCTGAGGACTACAATTTAGATCCACATCAGGTTGTCGAGCTTTGTAGGCTAGAGGTGGGAGAGACATACACTGTGCATGAAATAACCTACATCAATTACTTCAAGCGGATAGAGGATGGTGAAGCGAATGAACGTGTTGTCTCTGTTTGACGGAATGTCTTGCACACAGTTAGCACTAAAAAAAGCAGACATACCAGTCACCAGGTACTTTGCAAGCGAAGTAGACAAATATGCAATCAAGGTAACTCAAGCTAATTTTCCTGAGACAATTCAATTAGGTGATGTACGGCAAGTTACTGCGGATCAAGTCGGTGACATTGATTTGTTGGTGGGTGGTTCACCATGCCAAGGTTTTAGTTTTGCCGGAAAACGACTTGCTTTTGATGATCCCAGAAGTGCGTTGTTTTTTGAATTTGTCAGATGTCTTAAAGAAATAAACCCCAGATATTTTTTGTTAGAGAATGTAAGGATGAAACAAGAACATTTAAATGTAATATCTGATTGCTTGGAGGTAGAGCCTATCTGCATAAACTCAGCATTAGTCAGCGCCCAGAATAGGGTCAGGTATTATTGGACTAACATCTCTGGAATAGAGAAGCTTGAAGATAAAGGTATTGTTTTGAGAGACATATTAGAAACGCATCCAGATAATTATACTTTGATGTCTGATAAATTTACCAAAAGGCAAGAGGGTAGAAAATGTCTTGTTGATATGAATAAACAAAAATCCGCAAGTTTGTCTGCTATGGAATATGTAAAAAATGGAAGACAGGGCGATTATCTTGCTTGCGAATCTACAGGCATACCAAAAGATTTATCAGACTCAATGGGTGGTGGACACCAAGAGCCTAAAGTTCTAGCAGGAGCATTTAGAGGAAGGTATGAAGATGATGGAACTGTCAAACAACATTTAGAACTTAGACAAGGTGGCAAGACGAATTCCTTAACTACAGTGCAAAAAGACAATGTTGTTACCAGAGACGAAGTTTACTGGAGAAAACTAACACCAGTTGAATGTGAGAGATTACAAACAGTTCCAGACAACTACACGAATCATGTAAGCAATAGTCAGCGTTATCGAATGTTGGGCAATGGGATGACGGTAGATGTTATTGCATCAATTTTAGAAAAAATAAAAACGAATAATTTATCGCAGGACGTTATGCCATCTCATTTTCGAGAAGAACAATTGGTTTTGCCTATTGTCGATTAGCGAGCAAAATGTCATCAAAATTTACTATCATCAAAAGGAGAATGTAATGCAGAGAATTGATAAACCTTTTCGTATAAACCTTCATGTTGTCCCTTCGACCTCTTTTCTTGAGGTTCCATTAGAGCTCTTCCCGGTCTTGGGTCTTGACGCAAAAGACTTCTCCACAATCCCATTGTGGGAGTCCATAAAGAATAATGATGCATGTTTTCTGGAAGAAACCGTTGAGATGCCTAAATTTTTAAATCGGTATCGTGAATATATGGAAGAGTCTCCCACAATTCATAAGACAATCCAGTACTTCAAGCTAGACAATACTTATTATCCTCTTACTTAAATCGCTTCATCGGGTTTTTTCTGGGGGCATAAATATGCTGGGTGATGGCATCTAGTCCTTCACCTAGCAGTTTCATTTTACCCTCACTTTCTGATACATCTGTATTTTTGCAAACCACTTCCTCTACAAGTGAAGAATGTAATGCGGAGGTATTTTTTTCTATTACTTTCAAAAGATTTCCAAGTGCAAATATGCCCGTGGGAATTCTCTCTGGTATGCCACCGAATGTCTGATTATCCCAGTTCTGGGTCTTGGCATATATGCCTGATCCACTAGCATTCGCCATGATAACCTCTGCGCTCTGGTGTTGGGATAGCGTTATCACTCCTTGGATAAGGTAGCGATCAATAATGGCTTGATCCATTACCTTGCTGCGAGAAACCTTGTTGTCTATCGTTTCAACAAGAATGGAATGCCGTTTATGGATCTCGTCAGTGCCTAAATCCGAATACTTTTCCATCTAGAAATCCTCATCAAAGTCATCGAGATAATGCTTTCTTCCCTTATATCTGGAGCTAAATGATTCACCAGACTTCTCAAAATAACAACCTGTTCTCAGGTCGTACTCTAATTCAACCGTACCTTGCTGCCCTATGTGTTTGAATCTGCTTTTCCAGCAATGAATCTCCACAATATCATCATGCTTTCTATGCACAGTTAATCCTATTGCAGGCTTACTAAACCAGGACATAGATCCACTGATCGAGGTTCCTTTGGGGACAGGATATGTGCCATCTTCTTTTAATGGCATCTTCGATGGGTGCGCTACAAACCAGACATGGATGTCATTTGCAGAAGCAAAAGCCGTGATCTGGGTTAGCATCTTGGAGATGCTTTGATGCTCATTAGTTAGGTCATGGTCGATAAAATTGTAGGGGTCTATGATAAGACCTCTTATACCCATCCTGAGTATGGCATCTCTGGTTCTGGATAGAATAGATTCCATTGTGCTAAGTTCTCCAGACTTATTCTCTAGGAAAACAAAATGAGAATTTATAAAGGTCATTGCCTCATGTAATTCTTCTCTGTTCATCCTTGAATCAGGAGTGCCAAAAAAAGATTTTCCAATTATCTTCTCTGCGATTTTACTGATATGCATGTGTGGTGGGTTTTCAAACGAGCAGATAGCAAACTTCATCGCATGTAACTGGGCAAGCCTGAGACAATAGAAGTCTAGCCATTCACTCTTTCCGCTATTCGGCATACCCGTGACAACAGTTAATTGTCCTGGTGCTGTAGTAAACAGGTTATCAACACACTCTATATCTATACCGAAACCTCTACCAGTGCCATGAACATAGATGTTTTCAACGTCATCCATGTATTCCATCGCACTATAGACCCCGGACAGGGGCATCGGAGATGCATTATCGATGATTTCTTTAAGAGTATCCGAACCATGCTCTGCAATAACGTCAGTTATGTCTTTTGTACCCTCTGGGAAGGCGATTTTCCAACACTTAGCCCTCCCAATTCGTCTTGCAAGCTCTTCCTGTAGGGCAACCCCTGCCTCATCGTTATCTGTCGCTAAGATGATTTTCTCTGCACTTTCTAACAAGTTCTTAGCCTCAAACACGTAAGAGAACTTAACATCCTCCTCTGGACTCATTTTCCTGTTAGATATCTTTGCTGGAGCGCCATTAGGGACACTTAATGCCTGTATTCCTACTGAAGCCAGTGCTACACAGTCTGCTTCACCCTCTACTATGTAAATAGTTTCTGGGGCTTCTGAGAGCTTCTCAAGCCCATAAAAGGTTCTGGCTGACCCATCCTGTGTAAAGTTCTTTGTATCCACTGCCCTCCACTTGATAGCCTCATCCTGGTAAACAAAACCAACAGCATCAACATTGCCCACACCATGAAAATACTTCTGACCTGTAACCATCGATGGAAGATTGCCAATAGAATCAATCTTTATGCCACGATTAGAAAAGAATCTCTGAATTAATTCAGTATCCATGTTTAGTTTGGTGGGGATCTGTACAACCGGGGTTTGTTCAACAGGAGGAAAATCTTCAATATAATCCTCATAAAAAGGTTTTGATTCTATTGCTCCTTGAATCTCACAATGATGGCAGTAATAAAGTTTTACATCAGACTCTACGGTTATTGATAAGGTTTTTTGTCCCTTCTTCTTTCTGGTTTTGCCGCAATTAGGACACTCAACACGGCACGACTGGTTCTTTCTCGACACAAGTTCTTGTGCTTCATCCATCTCCCTCTCCTTTACTTAGCGCAATTTATATGTTATTTATTTAGGTTTTTACCCTTAAATAAGTATTTAAATTGTTAAATTATTTATATTAATTACCTCTTTTTATTCATCTAAATACTATTTAGTTTAATAAGTATTTAAAAAACAAATACTTATATGCGTCTAGAGAAGTCTTGTGGAGTCTATTACAATCTGTAATAATCCGTCTTGATGGGTACATGACTCATCAAGGATGTACTCCCTCTAGCGCCCCTCTCCTTCAACTCTCCCGAAGGAGGGGGTTTTTAAAGAATCAAGATGATTAATTATTTCTTTAGCCATCCTTTTCTGTTGAACATGTGATAATAGCATCAAGTCGAAAAGACTGTCACGCAACTCAGACGGATAATTTGCTCTGGCACAATGCTCGATAAATAAATCTCCATTGAAGTATGCAATAGCAAGTTGTTTTCTTTTTTCATGGCGATTAACAAGGTCTCTTATCGATCTTTTTATCATTGCCTGGTGCATATTTATTTCAATTTCATTATTCATTAGCTAATAATCTTATTTCTATATCTGATCTAGGGTTCTCTTTGTCAAGTGCGTGAAATATGTGCTTTTCCTTCACTTGACGATCATTTTTATATATGAAGTCTTCACCCTGCATTGCATCCAGAATAACAGACTCATCCAGATCAGGTCTTCTGGACGCATAATAAATAGTTATAGTCACAGAAACATCTTCAGTAAGTAAAGGATCTAACCGTGGGCATTGATCTTGAAATGACTTCACATAATCTCTGGCTTTCTTTGATTTAATAACGGCAGGGCGCTTACCAATCATAACAATCTGTCTTGAATTAGCCTTTGATGCAGGCTCACCATAAACTGTAAAACTAATAATAGGATCATTTGTTGACATAATCATTCCGATAAACGACAATACGAAAACAAAGAATAACACAAAAAATTTTGGAGTACAGAACTATGAGCAAGATGTCCCAGTTTTTTCTTGCTTGCCAAGAAGAAGCAATCATTCCAAATGAACCGGAGGAATATAATGAGTATTTCAATAGAAACGGATGTACCGTTGCCTACCAAGAACTTTTTACCAAAAATCCCATTCGAGGACATGAAAATAGGTCACAGTTGTGTAGTTCCTACACCAGACCGCAAAGCTTACCTCAACGTAGCTCAAGCCGTTCAGAGATTCCAGAAAAAGAACCCACCAAGACGATTTGCCCTACGGAAGGAAGACAAGGATTCGGTGAGGGTGTTCAGAGTTGAAGATAACGAATCTGACGAACCTTCCAGACCCGGTGGTAAAAGCCCTGTCGAAGGACAATTACAGTCGAGGAGACTCACAGATATCAGTAACAACGCTGATTGATGCTCCAAGAGTAAGGCTGTTACGCGATGAGCATAATGATAAATTATCAGAGGATGTTAGTGAAAAACTCTGGAGTGTTCTTGGCACGGCTGTTCACAATATATTTGAGGATTGTGCCGAAGGAGAATATATCTCTGAGGAGCGTATCTTCTTTGATGTAAATGGATGGACTGTCTCTGGCGCTATCGACATACAGAAAATTGAAGCTGATGGTTCGATTACTATTATGGATTACAAATGCACCTCCGTATGGAGTGTAATCTTCGGCAAAGAAGAATGGGCAGAGCAGTTAAACGCTTACGCTTATCTGGTCAGGAAGGCTAAAAAAGTATCCGTTGGAAAACTCCAGATCGTGGCAATTCTCAGGGATTGGAAGAAAAGAGATTCTCAAACAAAGCCGGATTACCCGCAGTCTCCCATAGTTATTGTAGATGTTCCTATGTGGAGTGAGGAGCAGCAGAACAGTTACTTCGAGGGCAGGGTAGAACTTCATCAAGAAGCAGACTTTGTTTCTCTGGTAGGAGAAGAGCTACCTTTATGTACCAACAAGGAAAGGTGGATGCGAGATGCAAAGTACGCTGTTAAGAAAAGGACTGTAAAAAGAGCCATCCGCATATTTGACACCAAGGAGCAAGCTGAAGACTTTTTTAATAAAGAAGCATTCGGTGACGCATACATTATTGAAGAGCGCATTAGTGAAGCAATCCGATGTAGTCAGAATTATTGCCGTGTTGCGGATTATTGCGATCAATTTATAGGAGAGGCAAGTGGATAAACATTATTTCGACTACGATAAATCTATTATGTCAAAAGTGCTGGGCATAGTGCAGCAAAACAAAACTTTAGCGTTGAAATTTACAATATCCAATGGTGATGTACATATTTTTAGGGACAGCAAACTTATTATTACTTTAAACCAGCGTGTTTTTAACATGCTAGAAGCAAATGAAATTTTACAATTGATCCATAACGAAGAGGGAGACATTAATGGAAAAGCAACTAGAGAGAGATGAAAGATTGCAACACGCAATAGACAGGATCAAGAATCTTGATGATTCTATGAAGGTTAACTTGAAAGGCAAGAAGTACACAATGGTTGCTCAACGTGTGCAGGCTTTCAGAGAAGCATTTGGTTGTGGTGCAAGTATAGAAACAGAGATTGTGGTGTGCGATGACACTAAGGTTATTGTACAGGCCACAATCAATGTACAGCGAGATGGAGACTGGGTCTGCCTGGCAACAGAGTTTGCAGAAGAGTACAGAGGTGTTGGGATGGTAAACAAGTCTAGCGCATTAGAGAACTGCTGTACGAGTTCTATCGGAAGAGCGTTAGCCGCATGTGGACTGAGCGGTGGTGAGTATGCAAGCTCATTCGAGGTTGACAATGCAATTAACAACAAGGCTGAAGCCCCAGCAGCACCAAAGCAAATAGCTGAACCAATCAATAAGGTTGAAGAACCGAAGGAGGAGGCTGTAGAACCAGAGAGCGAGATTACCATAGGGAATTCTCCCGAAGATGCAAAGCAGGCATTGTTAGCCCTAAAAGCAATCTTGAAAATGCATTCCAAAACAAGAGAGGAAGCCAGAGCATTTATGACTCTTCCTACCCAGATCCAATTTAAGAATGATCTTAAAGAGCATTACAAGGACACTTTATTTAAGGAGTTGCTTGAAACTATGGCAGAACTAAACAAGAAGTTTGAAAAGGAGACACAAAATGGCTAAACCATTATCTGGTATGGAATCGGGGCAGAATATGTTCCGAAATAAATTTAAGCAGGGAAATCAGCCTGACTGGTCTAACTGCGTAGTTAATATAAAAGATGAGCAGTTAAAGGAACTGGTTCGTCAGCGCAAGGCAGGGCTGCAACCAGCACTAGCTATTGCTTTTTGGGAAAGACAGACCAAAGAGTCTAATGAGCAGTTTTTTTACATCAAGCTTGAAGTAGAGAGCGAGGAGTACAAGGCTAAAAGGATTGAAAAGGCTGAAAGCAGAGAGAGGGGGCAGTCTTTTCCCCCGACTAGCCCTGCTCCTGCCCCAGCGCCTGCGGAAACTACAATTGTTGATGATGATATCCCTTTTTAGATATGCCTATTCGATCTAAAAAGCTTTTACGAGGAGCTAAAGACCAGTCTTGTGTCAACTGCGGTGCTAGAGATGGCACTGTAGTTGCGGCACACTACACTGGATTAAGAGGGTATTCATTCGGCAAGGGCAGAGGAATAAAACCCCATGATCTGTGTATTGCTGATTTATGTGCAAGCTGCCATAACAAGTTCGATACCAATCATTCTTCATTGAGCGACATGAAGGGGGAGTTCCCCAAGCGAGTTGATCGAAGTGAGCAGTTTCTTTTCTGCGTAATCCAGACACTCATCAGACGGATTGACCAGGGAATTTTAAAAGTTGATGACTTGCGTGATTTTAGTAAGACGATAACAGGCACATTAAAATATTAAGGAGGGAGAGCATGGAAATAAAAATTCCAAAGCAAGACTTAAAAAATATTTTTGATGTTATGACTTTTCTTACTTCCACATTTCCTTCTTGCTCTGAGTCTATATTAAAAACTGCTGAGACTGCATATAACGGTCTCTCTCTTGAAGTTAAACCGCTAGAGTTTAAAAGGACAAGACAACAGGAAGGTTATTATCGTAAATGGTGTAGAGAGTTTGGCAATTATTGCGGTCTTACCCCGGATGAAATGCATGAGGAATTGCTTTGTGCAGCTTACGGTAGTGTTGAAATAGAGACTAAGTTTGGAATTAAAAGAAGACCTGTAAAACGCAGCGGAGACACTAGAAGGCAGTCTTACAGCACATTAATCGACACGTTAATTAGAGTTGCTGCGGAGATGGACTTTGTAGTTCCGCCTGCCGAAAGGAATGATGATGAGTGTCATTGATGCAGAAGAGTTTGCTGAAAGAAAGAGGCAAAAAAAAATTGATAAAGAACAGACCGAAGACGAAATATACCGGGAGAAAATAGCGGATTTAGTGGAAAATATGCTGACTGATGCTGCTTACATTATGAAGGAAAAAAACATTCATTTAGACCATTTTTTAATGGAAGTCTGGATGCAAAGCAGTTTGCTTGCATTAAGATTCTTTATGGTAGAAGCCTCTGATAATCAAGTTGCGGATACTGACTCCAAGTGCATTGAGCTTTCAACCGTTGCTGTAGATAAGCTACAAGAGCTTTGCCGTCAGGCGGCTATTGAAGCAATGGAAAATCTATACAAGGATCAATAGTTAAGTTTATGGCTAATAATTATGATTTTATTGGATAGAAAAACTTAGAAGATGATAGTAGAGGAAAGGTAATTAAAATGAAAATAAGCGTAGAGCTGGATGATGAAGACTCATTACATTTTATCGAAATTATTAAAAGACTTCTTGCTCTGCTTGAAAGGATGGAGGCTAAAAATGACGAATGACATTACTGAACAGGAGAACCGTTTAGCAATGGCAATCGGTGCAAAGTATGCAGAAGAATTTTCTTCTGATATTCAAACTAGCCGTGTCGCAGACAGCTTTCCTTTGCCCTTTTGTTACACAAGTAGTGGATCTGCCATTTGCTTTGCAAAAATAATAATTGAAAATGTGGCCTTGGCAGAAAACTTAAACATAGAAATTACTCTGTCTGAGCTAAAGGATATCAGGATGCTTGGATTATCTACTGGCTTACCCTGTCTTCTTCTTATTAAATGGGGATGTGGATCTGTAGGGTCACTAGATGTTTCCACCCCTCTAAGTAATCTTTATGTGCGTAACGCTTTTGAAGGAGAGAAGGGGAGTATGTCGATAATGGAGCCTGTTGCTTCCTGGGAGCCTAGTCAGTTTCAACTAATACATAAGTAGCATTATGAAACAAGACAAAGAAGATACAAGACAGAAGATAGAAGAACAAACTAAAGCGTTTTTAGAGAAAGGTGGAAAAATTGATTACGTTGAAGGATCAGAAAGAAACGCTGCCTACAATGTGACCTTTAAGCTTGGTGTAAAAAATGTTCCTGTTTATTCCAGAACCATATCCCCCCAAAGTGAATATTTAAAAAGGAGGTGGGCTAAAAAACAAGCTGAGTTAGAAAAAGCGAGGAGAGATTTTTCTGATGATTGAGAACAGAAAAGAAGAAGTTCGTCAGCAAGTAAAAGCTTATCACAAGAAATATCCCGAAGTGTGGGAGCTTTTTGTGCAGTTTACTTTTGACATGATTGACAAGGGATTTAAAAATTACGCTGTAAGCGGCATATTTGAAAGGATAAGGTGGGAAAAGGACATGGGTGGAGATGGATTGACCATGTTTAAAATTAATAATAATTACAAGCCTTTTTATGCAAGGCGATTCATGGCTTGTTACCCACAACATGAAGGGTTTTTTAGAACCAGGAAACAAACATCAGAAGACAAAGACGCAACTAATATGCCAGAAATAACACCAGAGTATGTATAAATGAAAACATTATGGAAAGCAGTGAAAAGAGAATTCGATTTGTGGAAAAAGAGAAGGGCGTACTTTAAGCGCCTGGAGAAAGAGTTTGAGGAGGGAAAGAAAGCAACTAAGCCCAGACTTTAGTCTTCTTGCCTCCATCGTAGTAAACAGCCAGACCTGAGTCCACTAAGAGCTGGCATATGTCCTGACCATCCGCTGTATAAGGTGTGCCAAGTATCCTGCCATACTTGCCTCTGGATTTTCCCTCGCCAAGAGAGGAGATGAGGAACTTCTCCCCCAGCAGGTCAGTCAGTAATTGCTTGGCTTTGAGACCCAAGGCTTTCTCCGCTAGATTCCTGGTTCTACTCTCTGGGGTGTCTATGTTGTAAAGACGAACACGTTGTTTATGCATCCAGACATTGAATCCCAAATCTATGTCACAGTCGAAAGTGTCTCCATCGATGATCTTAACCAAGGTAGCTTTGTATATGTATGGGTTCATTTGTCTATACCAATCTTTTCATCATACAGGTCATTGAAGTCTGACATCAATATGTTGATTTGCTCTTCAAGCTGCTCTTCCCTTTCTGGGGCAATAGTCATGGCGTAATTTACATTTTCTTTTGCTTTTGCTCTTACATTTCTAAGTTCTTTTCTTAATATTGAAATACGTTTATCAATTGCTTTTCTTCTTTGATTTAATCTCAAATATTGCTCATTTTCATCATAATATTTTTTTCTTTCTGAATAAGGTTTTGTGTTAACTTCTGTTCTATAAAATGAATCTGTATTAATCAGCTTCTGTCTTCTTTCAAAATAGATGTTTCTATCGTTAAAATCATCTCCTTCAGCCAAATATTTTCTTAGAAATGGCGTTTGGTTAATATCAATCTCTCCTTCAGCAGCCCTTTCTACAGTGCCTACCGTTCTCATTGCAGTTGCTCCTGCTGCACCTGTAGTAAAATCAACCATGTGATTTAATACATCTGGAGAAACATCAAGCGTAAAAAATCCCTTGTTTCCTTTTTCATCTCCTCCAGTAAACTCATATAAGGTTTCAGTAAACCGTCTTAATGCTTCTGGGGTGCTATTTAATTTAAGACTGCTTTGGGGTAGTTTAGGAGCATTATAAGAAGGAAAGTTCGTTGCTCTAATTGGCGCTCCAAAAAAGTTTTCATTAGACAAATAGTCTACCACTGGTGTGCCAACTGTAGGGGTAAATGTCTTGGCAAAAGCAGTTATTCCATCGTCTGATTCTGATGTTCCTATTGGAGAGAAAGAACCCATAAATGTTTTTGTTACCAGAGCGGCTGCTTTAGGCTCAGATATATATCCTTTTTGCATGTCGTAAATAGCCATGCCTATAACATGAAATACGTTATATCCGTAAGGCAAAGGAATCATTACAAACTGGTCTCCTTCTGCCTTGTCTCCAAATATTAATGACTTGGGAATAAGCATATTCCTTGTCTTCTGAAAGTCTTTGAGTCCCTCACGGTACTCATCTTCATCCGACATCTCATCTGCAAGCATACTGGTCAGGTATCCCATGCCAATCATCGCAGACATTAGTTTCTTTTTAGATCCAATACCTCTCATCAGGTTAGCTGTACCCTGTACAGAGGCATTGTAAAACAGATAAAGCGCATTCATGGTGTCTCCATTCATGCCTTTTCTGTTAAAGTTGACTGTCAGGTTTTTTGCTAATGATGCAGCTCTGGCTATAGCTTCTGGCCTGTTAACCCCTTCCTGTATAAACCTGTCTCTTGCCTCAACAAACGTAGCAAACCTTACTCCATTCTCAACAGCAGAGTTCACATCATCAACAAAGTTAATTGTAGATTTAAATCGTCTTTTTACTGACCCCGTAAAGGAACCATTGTTCATTGAGATAAGATTTTTTATATCGGCAATCTGTTCTTCTGGGTTTCTTGAATGAAACCAGTCTGTCTTTGCACCTGATCTAATGTATTCATCAAAGTTGCTTTGATCTTCTTTGGAAAGAGTGCTTCCTCGAATACCTCGATAAAACTTTCTGACAGACCCAGGGGTATTTTTTACAATTCGTGTTATTGATGCCTTAACAGGAGCCGCGCCACCCTCCATCTTTTTCTCTGCATGAAGGTTTGCCAGTGCTGTTTGCAAGTCTCTTGGAAAGTTACCCAACATAAATTCAGGGTTAAGACTGGTATTCATAAATGAAAGATATCGGTTAAAGCTTCCTAGCATCTGTATTATTCTGGTTGAGCTTCCTGCATCAAGATTAAGCAACGCTCTTTCAAGATCCTTATCTTTAAACTCTATAAAAAATTGTTCTCCATCCACCTTGGCTCCAAACAAGCTGCCCCTGCTTTGCTGCGGAACCTGCTTTTGACTGATCCTTTTTACCCAATTCTTTTTGTCTATCTTGTCGGAGATATCTGTAGCCCTTTCTCCATACTTGCCATCGATAGGGTCATCTCCAATGTAGGTATAAAACGAATCAAAATATGCCTGGTACTTGGGATTTTTAGGATCAATAAGCTCCCATGTATCTTCTGCTGGATGCTTTTTAATTAAATTAACTAAATTAATCCCCACTTCTTTATTCTTAACTCCCCTGACAATCATCATTTCTCTGTCATGGAATATAGAACCAAGGGGCGGAAGTGCTTGGTGTCCCATTCCTTTTGCTCTTTCAACAAGCCTTCCTGCTTCACTTCTTGTGCCGCCCGATCCGGCAGCTCCAAACTTTTGCAGGTCACTAGAGAACTCATCCTCTATTGCGTGACCTTTTAAAGGAACGTAGTACTTATAAAAAGTTTTAAATATTTTGGCATCTATTTCTGAAAACAAACCATTTTCTCTTCCCTCATCAATGGTTTTCTTGGTTATGGCATCTACTTTGGAAGAAAGTCCTAATAATACCTTGGCTCTGTCGTTGCCACCCTTCCATTCTCCTGTACGCCTATTCCATTCCATGTCATAGTTTTTCTTCATAAAGCCTCTGACAAAGTTGTCCGTCATGGCTATGCCTTTACGAATTTCTCCTGCTCCTGCGTCTTGCTTTTCTGGATTAACTCTTCGTATCTGCTCATTTCTTTCCATAGCATGTCTGAGCATCAGGAACTCATTAAATTCTTTTTCACTAACACCTTTTTCAATCATTTCCCTGATTAAGGGCATTTTTTCGTTATCTTCAAGATCCTTGATTTTTCCAGAAACAATACCGGGTATGCGCTCATCACCCTTGTATGGCGATTCTAGGGCTGTTAGAGGTTCCAGTCCCATACTACGTCTAGTTCTGTTAATCGCCTCCTCGACCTGTTTAAGCCCCAGAAGCTTGTCTTGTACCTGATATATAAACCTGTCCCACTTCTGCTGGTATCCATTACGACTAGGAGACTCAAATGAGGCCGCAGGTGTTGATGGTGTGTTTACTTCTGTTCTGTTGATGGCAGGATCAGCGATGGTTTCCTGCCTAACAGCAGTTTCTATCTGGCTTGTTTCATCTTTTTGTATGGCGCTTTCTACTGCTTGTGTCTGGAGGGACACGTTGTTTTCTGCTTTTTCCCTGTCACTTTCGAGCGCAGCCATAGCCATAGGCTGTTCAAGCTTCCTTCCCTCCATTCTTGCCTGAACTGCTTCTACATGTCTGTAAGTGGGGATATCAATGTAAGCTTCTGTGATCCTTGATACTTCATTAAGAACCGTATCCATATCAGCCGGAAGACCAAGCAGCTTTCTAATAGATTCTATAAATTCTGACCAGGCTGTTCCTTTCTTATACTGAACGCTTTCCATAAATCTTTGCGTTGCAGGATTGGTCATTCCCATAGTAATTAATTCATGTGGTGAACTTAGTGCATACTCAATGTTAAAAATATCTGTTGATGAGTAATCTTTAAATTCTCCAGCATCTCTTCTCTTTCTGTACTCACTAACTAAATGATTATTTACTTGAGCTAAATCCTTAGTAAGAATATTAAATTCTGTTCCCTCTGAAAGCTTGCCCCGACTGCCAAAGTCCAGAGAGCGTGATGTAACTGCGTGAACAAATTCATGTAATATTGTATCTTCAAGATCGTCTTTTAAATATGTCCTTGGTAAATCTGCCCCTGCTACATGAATTTCAGAATACCTAAATAGCTCTTCAGAGGTTTTTACTTTTCCAGTAGTGAGAAGCGATTCCGCAGCAGCCACATCTTCAGGTATTTTTCTTGAAAATGGGTAATAAGTATAAAACCCTCCAGTGTCAGTTCTTTCTACCAACCTAGATGAGCTGCCGGGATGAACTACTTGAAAATCAAAAACAAAGCCGTTCTCTTCTAACTCTTTTATTTTTGCTGCTACTTTATTTGCAATTATACGTCTTGGTTTGTTTTTACCATTTTTAGCAATATATTCTATCGCCTCAAGTGCTGTTTTTCCTTCAACTGCTTTTTCAATATCTGTTATTTCCCTAGTAAGTCCTTTTGTTGCTTGTTTAGTTATTTTTGCATTTGGATTTTGACTAAACAAATAAGACTTGTATGAATCAGCGGTTTTAGCATCCTTTACAAGAACTAATCCGCCAACCTGTATTGCCTCGCTGCCACTAACAACAGGCCGCATTGTATTTCTGTCATAGAAATAACTGTGCCTAAACGGATCCATTCCTACCTGCGTCCAGTTGCCCCCTTCTTTTCCAGAAAGAATGTTTTTTACTCTCTGACCAAGGGCTTTTGCGTCATAATTTGAGTCATACTTGCCTCGCATGGTAGCTATCGTTGCTTTATTTATTACGCCAGAAGCAATTTGTGCTGCCGCTTTTCTGTCCATACCAAAACGAGGATCTTTTACGGCTACCGCAGATTCGTAGGCTACAGGTGTTCCTGCTTTATAAGCTAAATCTGTGCCTTTGTTAATCTTGTGGGCTGGAGGAGGTCTGTGAATTGAAACAACCCACTGATCAAATGATGTATAAGCAGGAATATCTAGCCTAAATTGATAATCATCTATTGAAATTCCTTCATTATCCAACCCATCTTGGCGGATAATTTCATCAGCTAGACCATACTTTTCTGCTTTTGGATTAGGTTTTTCTCTTACTTGACCAGGTTGAGTGTGAGCGTGTGCAAGCGCATTTTTTGCTCTAGTAGGATCCGCAGGCATTGGAGCTGTTTCTGTTGTGTAAGGAACCACTGGTCTGTAGATGTCTACTATTTCATTATATTCTTCTATCGTTATTTCATTTTTAATGCGTTGTTTTACCGCATCTAATAATTCTGTTGTTCGACCCATTTGGGCTTGATCCGAAAGCTCTACTCCAGACTCTTTTAAGCTGTTACGAATTGACATATATTCATCAATTGTTATTTCCCCGTCTAAAAATGCATAAGCAGCTCTCTCAGCTTCTCGATTTCTTCTTATAGGTTCAATTCTTTTCTTTTTTGCTTTAGCATCTTTTCTCTTTGCTCTTGACGGAAGAACCTTGTCTCCCCCTTCCAGACCAACTACAGAAGGCGTGTCTTCAATTGCATTTATTTCCGCCATTCTTGTGTTAATGTCATCTTTAATAGTGTCATCATCAACTGTTTGTCTTGATTCAAGAGTTACAGGAGCAACCTCTCCTCTTATTTCAGCAAGCGCCTGTCTTTTTGCTTCTTGCTCTTCTTGTATCTGTTCTGGTGTTTTAGCTGCCTGTATCTCTGCATTAATCTCATCTATAACTCTTGTATGCTCAGACAGCTCTCCGCCTAACTTGCGTATTTCCTTGTCATCTCCATCTTGTATAGCTTCTTTCAGTTTTGATCTTTTTATTGCTTCTTGTTTTGCATGAAACTTGAGTTCATCTTCTCTTTCAGATGAAAGAATAGTTGGCCCATACTCATCATCGTCAGGCGTTTTCCCTTCTTCTTCATCTCTGGTTTTTTCAGCTTCACGATCAGCTTCCAATGCCCCACGCAGATTTATTTGCGCTTCGAGCGCATCAAAATCATTCGTTGCTTTAACAATATCTTGAGTGGGTTTTGTGTAGCGGAAAAGATCCTCATCAACAACCTGATAAGTTCTTATGGATTCGCCAGTGGAGGGGTCAGTTTCTCTATTAACAAGAATAGTTAATTTTTTGGGGGTTCTTCCTTCAAGGGAAGGTTCTTTTGCTTCTGTTTGTTCAAGCCTGCCTTTTGCTTTTTTAACTTTTTGTTTTGTTCTTTCAGCTTTTGTAATTGCATCAAAGGCTACTGTTTCTTCTGCAAAGCCAATTTCTTCTGGATCTGCCTCTGCTAATGTCTCACCAAGTCCTTCAAACTCACCAGGATCAATAGCATCTTCTTCTTTGACAATGTCTCTGGTTTTAGGCTGACCTGTTAAGGCATCGTAGCCGCCTCTTGCTGTGCCACCAACAAGTCCTGCTGCAATGGCTACATCTCGATAACCTTTAATTGCTTCTTCGTCATCAATAGCAAGACCTGCTTGGTATCGATCTATAATCTCCTGTCCTACTTCAGTAGGAACCTCAGTGATTACACCTTTGGCAGCGCCTTTAACTCCTCTGGTAAGCAACGTGCCAGCCACCTGCGCTCCTGCTGCTCCACCAAAAGGCAATAACAATCTGTCAACTATGAAGTCTAAGGAGGCAGAAGGAATTGCAGACAAGAGTGCCGTCCCTTCATCTATCTCTGTTCTAAGACCTCTGTCAATTGCTTCTTTTTGAGATTCTCTATGCTGCCCATAGAATACTGGAAGATAACCGATAGCAGCCCCAGCAACAGCTCCTAAAGGCCCAGCAAGAGCGCCACCTGCTGTAGCTACACCAAGACTTCCTGCAAGCTGTGGAACCTGTTGACCAAGCTGCTCTTTATAAAACTTCCATGCCTCTCCAAAAGAGGGATCTTCAGCAAGCTCATCAAAAGATGTCATTCCTGCTGAGTTTTCAGCTATCTCTTTTTCGTTGTTTTCTACAACCTCTCGTCCATATTCTGTAAGAGAGTCAATTCCTGTTGCTTCTCCTATACCCTCTACAGCAGAACCTAACTGTTGCTGAAGGACATCAACACCTAAACCGATAGCATCAAAGAATCCGCCTTCTTCGTCTTCATCTTCTAATGTTTCTTCTCTTGCAAATAGTTCTCGCTGGTACTCTGAGAAGGCAAAATCAATAATATCTGATTCTAAAGCTCCATCTGCATGAGAAACGTCTACAACTGATCCATCAGGACGGGAAACACTTGTTATGGGCATTTTGTTTTATTATCCTGGTCTAGTGCCAACTATTGACATCTTTTCTTTTCCTGACTGCGCTTGAGGAAGAAGATTCCTAGCATATTCTTCTAATTGCATTGCAAGATCAGGGCTAACAATTCCAGACGATAACATGTACTGGAAGAATCTTTGCTCCGCTCTGGTTGCTGTTCCTTCCTCTACTTTTTTCTTTAAATTAAGCAGCGCATTTTGCTGTCTGTTTTTGCTTAACGCTGAGAATGCCTTCAATTGTCTTTCTACTTGGGTATCTCTAGCCTGAGATGCCGCCTGAGATGCAGCTCCTAA